TTGCCAATACGTTCGCCTTTGGTGTTGTATCGGTCCCAGCCGCCACCACCGGCTCCGCCCTTTTTGCCCTTACCAAACCAGGCACGAAGATCTTCTTGTACGATATCTTCGATCAGCATTACTTTTTACTCTTTTTGCCCCAGTTCTTAGCACCTTTCTTGCGACACTGAACAAGCGCACCTGATGCATACGCACTGGGCCACACCTTGTATCTTCTTTTGACTTTGTGGTAACAAGCATCTTTCTTACCTTCAGCTTCGTCGATGTGTACTATCTCACCTCTACAACTCGGGCATTGATCGAACGGAACTTGATCTTTCATTTCGAGTTGTAAAACAGCACCCTCTTTCTTGTCCCGTCTATTACGCACAGATACTGTTTTGCCTATCAGTTTTGCTAAATGTCTGATCAATCCAATGTCTTCATATGCTTCTTTTCTGAGATTTGATAAAATCGCATCTAGAATGTCGCCCCTGTCTGCAATGAGTGTCCCTTCATCCATCTGGGATCTAATATCTGCTTGTTTATTTTTTCTGTCGTAATCTTTTGCAGATTTATGTGCGCCTGCTCCGCTTTTGTTTTTTGAATATTTTGCCACCGGGTTAGGTTTATTCTTATTTGGGTCATACGGTTTTTGTTTCTGAGGCTTACTTTCGCCTACAAGTTTACCCTGCATCGGATGTGGACTCTCATTTCCCTTTGTCGGTTTAATTTTTTTAGGGTTGGGATCTTTGGCTTTTACTTGTTTTGCTTCAGTTAAAAAATCTGATAACTTCATTATACGTTTTCCATTCTGCTCATTAATCTTTCGGCTCTGTTTGTAACTTGTCTATACCAACGACTATCTCTGCCTTCTACACCAGCACGTTTCCAATCACATTCTTCGAGTGCTTTACGAAAGTTTTTAAATCCACCTAAACGTGTACGACCCATGTTGAACATCATGTTTACTAGGATTTCTTGTACTTCTCCTGGCCACGCATGAAACTGATCTCCGTATAAAGCAACACACTCACTAATTGCGGTGTCAAGGTCACGTTCAAAGACTTCTGCCACTCTGGATTCAGATACGGGAGTCCCAACTGGCTGACCATGTTCTGGATCCCCTTCAATGACCAAATGTCCAACACCGAATGTTGGCAGTCCAAGGTGGTCGAGGTAAACTTCATTTACTACTCCTTCGTCAATCTTCAATTGTTCAAATACTGCTTTTCTATCCATCTTACTTCCTTTGTTAAAAAAATTAAACATATATGTGTATTTATCACTTGATAGAAATTAAACCAAAAAAAATGCCAGGAGTCCTGGCATTTTTTACTGAGCTAAAGTTTAAACACTACCCAAATCTGCAATAGATCCGTAGTCCTTAATTGTAAGATTGTCTGTGACAACTAATACTGTAACTGTAGCTGAACCGCTAGTTGCACTCCCTGCATCCACTGTGCACGTTACGTTGGATGAAGAGGAGTATATGTGTTGATAGTTGCTCTGAAACTGAAATGTTTGTGTCATATCAGCATCATCTGCAGTGAACAATCTGTCGTCGTCTGAACCATCGCCTACCTTGATAGCAGTAGAAGCATTTGCACTTACCCAAGGGCTGCCTACATCAATAGTGACACCGTATACCATTGCGTTAGCAGGTATTTCAAACAGTGTTGATGTGCCATTGTCGAATTGTACTTCAGTACTCACGTACTGAGCTACAGCTTGTGTTGCCGCTTCAAATTGACCTTTTGTGATAAAAGCGTTTGCTACGGTTGCATTTGCACCACGTACTTCCACCAACGTAGTACCGTCGTTGTCAGTAAAACTGAAAAAGTCGGAATCTGTATCGGTGATGATTTTTAGACCACGTTTGCCGAACTGCACAAGGCTTGCAAGACCCTTGAGAGCAAAGTTGTTTATGTCCGCCATTATTGGTTACTCCATTTATATAATCGATTATAAAACGTAGAATATCTACAGTTGTATTTATGCAAATTTTGTATTAATAAATCTATAAAACCAGTTACTGTAGTGTTCAAGTCCCTTTTTGTTCGGGTGGCAATCATTTTTTGATATCCATAATTCTGTAGAAGTGGTAATATTTTGTAATGGTTTATTGTCGTTGTAAATGTTGAAACAATTTTGCCAATAAGGGAAATTTACTGAATAAGCATTTATATCTGAGTCTATGCGAGTTCTCACATCATCGTCTGGAGAATATGAATGTATGAATCCCCAAACAACTGTGGCATCTTTGTACAAATTAGCATAGTTGTTGGCGACTTTAATTGCATTATTTGTTTGCAACAAACAATGGTCCTGTTCTGGATCGGTCTTGTCTAATGTTCCTACCAAGCCTGTACGTTGCGTAACACTGAGAGCGCCTGTTGAGCTGATTATTTTTCTAGTGCTCAAATCATTATTTAATGAATCTATGTGCTCCGGTAACACAGTATAAAAACTCCGAATGCTGCCTGACAATACATCATAGTACGGTATTCTGTGATCTATGGTAAAAGCAAAAATAAACAATGGTTTCTTTGGTGGGTTTTCTGTCGTAAACTGGTGCATTTTTTGCACAGGCTGTAGTGCAATATCATAATTACTGCTACCCCCACTTGCAAGATTCGCTACAGGTATACCTAGTTTCGATCCCAGCAATCCAGGCCATGTTTCACTCATCGAAATGTCTAATAAATCTTGGCACCCTTCTGTGAAACTGTCTCCGCAACAAATTAAATAATCGAAATCCATGCATCTATTTATTGACATTGTCTGTGTATCGTGTATAATACTAGTTTATTATTACAAAGGCATACTTTATGTTTGACAATTCTTTACAACGCATTGGTTTTTGTTGCAAGTACATGGACCCAGATCAATCACAGAAGCCTAAGATCCTCAAGGAGATACAGCAAAACTATACTGAAAAGGTAACTACTGTTGCATGGTGCAAAAGACAAGAAAAGTCTGTTGCAGAGCAACGTATGTTAGATCTCATTGAACACAACATGCAGAGTGCATACAATCTAGTTGAATGGGTTGGCAGTTTACCTGAAAATAGGAGAATGGTCAGACTTGGAAGTAATCAAATACCTATGGCTACTGAGCCAAATTATCGCTACATGTGGAACGATCCTGATAATATCAGAATGCTGGAGAAAGGATTCGGCAAGGTGGGCCAACTGGCTCGTGATCTTGATGTTCGTATTAGTTTCCATCCTGGGCAGTTTTGTGTATTGGCAAGCGACAAGCCTGATGTTGTTGATAGAAGCATTGATGAATTTGAATATCATGTAAATATGGCCCGTTGGATGGGCTACGGAAAGCAATTCCAAGATATGAAGATAAATGTACATATATCGGGCAGGCAAGGTGCAGAAGGAATTATTAAGGTTTTGCCTAGGTTGAGTCCTGAGGCCCGAAATACAATTACAATAGAAAATGATGAGATGTGTTGGGGTTTAGACGAGTCTCTCAAACTAAAGGAGCATGTGGCACTGGTGCTAGATATACACCACCACTGGATTCGAGATGAAGAATACATACAACCCGAGGATGACAGAGTTAAAGCGGTTATCGACAGTTGGCGTGGAGTTCGCCCTGCTATGCATTATAGCTACAGTCGCGACGAGCATCTACCTAGCGGTAATGATACCCACACTGGTATGCATGATATCGTGGGACTTCTTGAACAAGGTCATAAGAAACAAAAACTAAGAGCCCATTCTGATTACTATCCAAACAAAGATGTTAATGCTTGGGCGTTGAGCTTCTGGAAAGATTTCGATATTCAATGTGAAGCAAAGGCAAAGAACTTAGCCAGCGAGCAACTATGGTCACAAGCCATTTCCAGTGGGCAATGAAAACACAACGACTCCGGAGTCTGTGTTGACTGATTGGGGAACTCCGAGTTCCTCTACTATCTATCACATCTTAATGAGCGGTGAGTTTTTTCTTTGTCAACTGGTTCTACGACCAATCAGTTACTTTTATTTAATACAAAACGAAAAAAATAGGCAGAAACAGCATTTTTTGCTTAAATAAAGCATTGGAGATACAATAAATGACATATGTTGTTAAAGGAGAGTGTGTAGATTGCAAGCACACCACATGCGTTAAAGTATGCCCTGTAGATTGTTTCTATGAGGGTGAAAACACACTGGTTATTGACCCTGACGTATGCATCGATTGTGCAATCTGTGAGCCAGAATGTCCGGTTAATGCTATTGTAAGCGATAGAAAACTAAAACCAGAAGACCACCATTGGTTAGAATTTAACACTGAGATGAGCAAAGTTTGGCCCAATATACGGAAAGTCAAGGATCCTATGCCTGGATATGAAGAAGTAAAATACACTTCTTCTGAAGCATGGGAAAAAGTTAGTCGAATACCTTTTAAAGAAATTAAATAAATAAAAAACACTTGACACCACCACACACTTTTAGTATAATATATTTACTGTAAGAAAGTGAGGTGAGATATGAAACGTACTTCGTTTAATATTTTCGTATTTTTTGCGCTGTTTATGTTTGTAAGTCAAGTAGATGTATACGGCTTATTCCATAACAGAGATCAGGAATTCGACATAGAACCGATCAGTATAACAGCTCAGTATCGAGAGCCTGTTGTGATTTTTAGTGTAGATGCTGATCAACTGGAATGTTTAGCCACAAACATATATCATGAAGCTCGTGGCGAGCCAATAGAAGGCATGTATGCAGTTGCACATGTCACACAAAACAGAGTATACAGTTCTTCTTATCCTGATAACACTTGCGATGTAGTTTATCAAGCGGTGTATTCTAAATGGTGGCTGGAAGAGAAAGGTCGCTTAGTACCTGTTAAATGGAAGTGTCAATTTACTTGGTATTGCGATGGTAAAAGTGATGCTATCAATAAAGATGATGCAAGTTGGGAGTTGGCATTGGACATAGCTCACGATGTAATATCTAAACGCTCTCCTGATATTACACAAGGTTCCACTCATTATTTTAATCATCACATTGCTGACCCGAAATGGAAACACGCAATGGTACTGGTAACTAAAATAAGTAATCATTCATTTTATTCCTACAAATAAAAACTTCTCTGTGTGATAAATACTGTTTTATACACACAGTAGGAGTTTGTATGTACGAATATAGATGTAAAGTGATTAAAATAGTTGACGGCGACACAGTGGATGTGGACATTGATTTAGGATTTGGAGTTTGGTTAAAAGATGAAAGAGTCCGTATAATGGGCATTGATACGCCTGAAAGCAGAACATCAGATAAAGTAGAAAAACTATTTGGTTTAGCCGCAAAGGATCGATTGAAGTCTTTGATTGCTGGTAAAAGTGGTCCTATCTTAAAAACACAGGTTAACAAAGACGGCGAAGATATGAAAGGAAAGTTTGGTCGTATACTCGGTGACTTTGAGTGCTACGATCACAAGCACGATGCTTGGAGAATGGTAACTGATGTTTTAGTGGAAGAAGGTCATGCAGTTGCTTACTTTGGCGGAAGTAAAGAAGAGATCCAATCTAAACACTTAGTTAACAGAGAAAAACTTCTGCGTGAAGGCACCATAGACAAGAAGGCCTACGACAACGCAGTCAAGTTAATGGAAAAGAAAAAATCTTGACAATTCATAATTTATGCGTATAATGATTGCATGAATTGGAAATCTGTAATTGGTTTTTTACATCCTGAAAAAGCAGAAGCAGTGAGATCTCTGATCGAAAACTATGTGTCTAGCGATTCAGTTTGTTTGGAAATAGGCACATATTGTGGTAAAAGTTTGATGCATCTTTTAGAGCACAGCAATCCAAAACATGTTTATGCTATAGATCCATTTGAAGGCGATATAAACACTCAGATCACTGTGTTGGATAATGATCCTTTTGCATTTGACACCATTAGTACGCCATCGCAGTACGATTACGATAAAGTCAAAAAGAAATTCTCAGGTTTTACAAATGTCACAATCATAAAGGATAAATCACCTTTACATGATGATATCATTCCAAACATCATCGATTATGCATATATAGACGGAGACCATACTTACTCGGGTGCATCTGCCGACTTAAATTGGGTATATAAAAAAATGATTAGTGGTGTTATAGTGATAGATGATTATGCTATTGACACAGTCCAACATGCTGTAGATGATTTTGTAAAAAATAATGCACTAACGTTACAGACGTCATCCCCTTCACATCCTAATAATGTCATTGCCTGGATACACATCCAATAAAATATAGAAAAGTTCTTGACTTTTCATATATAATCAGTATAATTAAGTTTTTAAAGGAATATTTTATGTTAATTGAAGTTATTAAAGAAGGCGAGGTTGTGAGTTGTAGGCTTTCAACTGGTGAAGAATTGGTTGCAAGATTGAAAAAAGACAATAGGGATACGTCTGGGTCAGTGGATCTAGATCAACCATTGATTGTTGGTAGAAGTGCTGAAGGCTTCGGACTCATGCCTTATATGATGACAGTCAATCCTGATTCCACAGTGAATATTAGGATGGAACACATTATCAGTATTGCAAAAACAAATGCGGAAATTAGCAAAGGGTATACGCAACAAACATCTAAAATTGAGACATTGTAATGAAGAAGCGTTTTTATTCAGGAAAAACATACACACATGCAACTGGTCACAGTTGTGCGTTTAGACAGTGGCGAGCAGATAGTCACTGTAATTTAATCCATGGTTATGCACTACAGTTTGAGTTCACCTTTGGTGGAACTGAACTAGATGAACGTAACTGGATAGTGGACTTCGGTGGTCTAAAGCCACTAAAGCAGTGGTTAGCAGATACATTTGACCACACATACTTGGCGGCAGAAGACGACCCAGAAATGGAAACATTCCTGATGTTACAAAACTTAAATTTAATAGATTTAAGAGTTGTTCCAGCAACAGGATGTGAAAGGTTCGCTGAGATGGCTTTTGACAAAGCAGATGAAATCGTGAAGGAACTCACTGATGGAAGATGCTGGGTTCAAAAGGTCACAGTAAGGGAACATGAAGCAAACAGTGCAACATGTGAGCTTGCTGATCATACAAAAATGCACTTTACAAGTGGTGTACAATAAGGGTGTAGCCCCTTGAGACGTCAAAGTCTACATATACAATATGAGATAATATGATAGTGTAGTTAAGAATAAAGGGCATTGACGGATGCCCTTTGTTTTATTCGTATTGAATGTTTAACTTATCCCAGAAAAAATTATTATAAGATTCTGCATCAAACTCCTTCCATCTTTCGAAGTTTTCTGTGCATATACTTCTCAATTCATCCATCGGATAACTATAGAAATTTTCTAAAATATAAATCATGTTGTCATTTGTTACGGCATAATCTATATCTATGTAATCACCGAACACACTAGTAAATGTATTGTAACCTAGATCCTCTATGCCTTTGAGTATATCAGGGTGTGCATTTACTAGGTAAGGCATTCCGCAACATAGTGGTTTCCATATTTTTTCTGTTATCGAGGTATTTGCCTGCTGTGGAAGCATAAATGGAACCGAGTAATGTGTTTCATGTGATACCCAAAGTTCTGTATCATACATCCATTCCTTTGCAATATATCGATCTCGTAATGTAAAATCTCCTTGCCAATCGTCATATGGTATAGGTTGGTACCCAAACCCTCCTACGAAACCACGCTCAACAAGTCCAGACTCGTTTATTTTCTTCCAGAAATCATCTCTATGTTTCTTGCCGTTGCCTAGCAATGCAGTGAATAATGTATCTTTGTTACCCAATCGATTTATATTTTTATATACAACTTGTTCATAGTGATGTGTCCAAGGCAACCATCTGGGTGACGGATTTATTTTACCTCTGTTACCGCAACAGCCTCTGCTCTCCTGATAAAAACTGTGATAAGGAACGCATCTTATCCCTTCAATTGTGCTAACATTGTCTCTAACAAGTATTGCTTCTTCTGCGATTTTTAAATCATCGACAACAGTTTTATCTAAAATTTGGTAAGGATCAATCATCACAGGTATACCTCTGAGCCAGGCTTCACTGTAATTAGTTACTATAATTTTCTTGCCTTTTACCCAACTTCTGTCTGCTAGGAAAAACCACATAGCAGAAGTTATTTCTAAATAAATGTCTGTGTCGTAATTTCCGTTTACAGCATCTTCTATTGTGATATGAGGTACTGTTGTTATGTCCCATGGTGTTCCATAGTATTGTATTTGAGAGCATGTATTTTGCAATATGCACTGATCTGGTCCGTGAGATGATAAACCAGGAGTAATGTCTGCCATTGATGTATCAATTATTTGGCTGAGTTTTTTTTGGCAAAAATAAGTGTCTGTGTTGAAATATACTGGTCTGATCATTTAGAATAAGTTTTTATTAGATGCTCAGCCTCTTCTTTGCTGAGTTTTTTTCTTCCAGGGTTATCAGGAAAAACACAACAGGGTTGAACGTTGTAAAATGTTTCCTGCGTCAAACAGTACGGGCGTTGCCAGTACTCCCTATTTTTATCCATTTCAATCATTAGACGTACATCGTGATTTTGTAAAACAGTTACCATATCCTTGCCTGTTTGAACACTTGCAGGACGTTGTAATCTGTCTAAATACTCTTTGTGTTTACCTACACCGAACAATGGAAATGCACTGTCATCCCAGTCGTTTTCTACCTTCCATATATGCTGTTCTACTGCTAATTCTAAAGGTATAGGTTCGTATTTACCCACGATGTCACTGTAATGTTCGCTGAGCCAGTGCTTTTCCTTTTCCCAGCTATCATCATGCTCCTTGTCGGTGAACACAGCAAC